CAAGCATTTTGAGAAATGCTATAATGGATATAGTTAAAATAAAGGAGAAAGAAAATATGAAATATGTATCACAATTAAAAGAGGTTCAAGAGTTTGCAATGGATATTATTAAAGATTATCCACTTGATAGTCAAGCGCCAAGAGTATTGTTAGCTTTGGCGAGTGTTACACCAGCCGTTTTAAAACAATTTTTTGAACTAAATACAGGTAGAACACCAGAACATATCTATCATTTATTGGCTCGTAGCGGTTCTATTGCTAGTTGGCTTGATGCTTACGCTCTTGTTGCTTATATCAATGATTAAGGAAAGGGTCAGTACATGGAAACATATTATTTCAAGTTCTATTACGTTTATAGGGACGAACCTTATAAGGCTTATGTTAGAGTTGTCAAGCTATCATTTGCAAAATCATCAGCAAGAGACTATAATACAATAAGGGCAAGGCTTAAATGTGATTTAGGATTTAAGCTAAACCCGACTAAACTTTTAGTCTTTAAAGACGGACAATATGAGTATTTAAGTAAAGAGGGTTTATAGAATGATAGCAAAATTTCAGATTATTCTTGAGGGGGTAACACCTCTCAAGATACAATGTTTAAAAACGTTTCCAGATGAAAAGCTGGAAGCGGAAAGAAAACACTATCTTATTAAAGGTTATTTAGAGAATGTAGGGGGTTAATACTATGGAAGACAAAACACGCTTAGAACAGCAAGAAATAGCCTTACAATTTGAAAACAGTTTAAGGTTACACGGTCAAAAGATTGCAAGCCTAACCGCTTCCAGCGTTCGGGGTATGGTAACGCTTGATGAACTGGTTATACATTCATTTACCAGCTATCTTGAAACGCTTTCAGAAATGATGAAAGCATATCCAGACGGGTTAGATAAAGCAAGATTGACCCAGCAACTTATAAATCTCCATCACTCTTTTTCTTTAGCTGGATATGAAAAACATATCAGCAATTATAAACAGCTAGAAAATCACTATTTACAGAAATACAATCAGATGAATAGCGTTCTGTCTGCTATCTGCTCTATTGCTCTGGATAACCCAGATGAGGACGCTTATAAAATCATTGCAGAATATAAAAATAGCTAGTAGAAAATTTCTACTAGCTTTTATTTGTTATGAAAGCAATTCATTTACCTTGTCTTGAACTGCTTGAGGGTCATAACCTGCATTCGCTAAACTATTATAGCGTTCTTCTCCGTTGCCCCAAACCCCTTGAATAACTTCATTGGCTACGGTTGTAAGGTCTGCAACTTCTCCAACGTTTAAGATTTCATTTACCTTGTCTTGAACTGCTTGAGGGTCATACCCTGCATTTGCTAAATTATTATAGCGTTCTTCTCCGTTGCCCCAAACACCTTGAATAACTTCATTGGCTACGGTTGTAAGGCTTTTTAGATTGTTTTCATTGCTTACATTATCTTTTTCCTCATCGTCCAATAGTACAATATTTTTGTCAAACGGATTGCTAGAATATTGCCACCAGCGTATACCGTCCATGCTCGGGAAATATTCAAAGTTAGCTGTACCATCGTTTAAGCCATACCCTGCAATCCAAAGTGAATTAGGGAACTGTGCTAAAATCTGCTGATAGTCCACATTATCCAGTGTAAACGGTTTATAACTATAATAAATAGGTTTATATCCAGCGTCAGCAATCACCTGCATAAAGCGTAAACATGCTGTTGTGTTTCTTTGTACGCTTGCGCTTGCGTGGTCTTCATAGTCCAATACAAGGTATTTAACTTGTGTAGGTACGTTATCAAGGAAATAGCGTGCTTCTGCTTCTGCTTCTTCTTCATTTCCACCAAACCAAGCAAAATGATAGAACCCTATCGGGTTTGACTGGCTCACTTGAGCAGACAAGCAAGGGTTTAAATAGCTTGTACTTTCTGACACTTTAATAATTGTGTTTGTTGTCCCTGCTTCTTCCAAAATTCCTGAAATGTCGTAGCCTTGATGGCTCGCAACGTCTACAAATAAATCGTTTTTCTTAACCATTATTTCTTTTCTCCTTTAAATTCTTCTAACAAATCTTTACCGCTTTCAAGTTGTGTTGTGTATTTCTTTAATTCTGCTTGAACTCTTGCCGTCATAAATTTAGGGATAAATACGCCCATAACTCCAAGATTTTCCATAATTGAAAGTAAATAATACAAATTGATGATAATGAGTAGAATTTGCCCAATCGCCATTGCTTGAATATAAGTTAAAAATACCGCTACAAAATAGTAAAAAATAAATGTGCAAGTATGTTTGATAACTCCTTTTAACCCTGTCCAGCTATCTGTCACTTTCCACTTCCAAGCCTTTAGAAAGCCTGTGATAAAGTCAAATAGAATCAAAGCAAAGAGAATTGTGATATAGTCGCCTTTAGCAACTTCTAGCATAATATTATATAACATGATTGATAACCTCTATAAATTTATTTTTAGTTTCTAAATCTTCATAAATAAACATATTCTTAAGGTACAAACTCCGTAAAGTCTTACCTAGTGCGCTGGATTTATTCAAGTACACAAACCCGTCTTCCACCTGTTCCACCTCTAAACAATAAGCGGTCAAATTCTTGTCAAAGCCTTTAGCAATATATACCATATTGTCGATATAGTACCCTGTTAAGAAAGTACCGTCACAATAGAAGCTATACAGCCTAGACTTCAAGCCTTTAATTTTTGCTATATTCTTATCGTTCTTAATCTGGAACTCGTTATTAGCAACGCTTTCATAAATACTGGACTTACTCAATAGCTTAAAGAATCCGCTCTCTTTTTCTTCTTCTGTCTGGAAAGCTGAATGAGGGGGGAACTCTATCAAGGTTGCGTATTGTTTCATATTGTAAAAGCGCTTGCCGTTGTCATCGTAGAATTTCAGAAAGGCAAAATAGGGATTGTTGAAATTACTTGCATTTGATAGCAGGTAAGCGTGACACCCGTCCCGTCTTCTGAATACTGAGAAGATGAAATTTAGTAACGCTTCCACTTCGTTATCAAGATACCTCTTTTTACTTGTAACGTCTATCAATACCTCATCGTAGAGAATACTCATTACCTCATCATATTCTGACCCTTTCAAGTCAACCCAAGTAGATAGGCTCTTGAGATAGCAAACGATTTTACCATTCAAAATTATTTTAGTAGAAGACAAAACTAAAATATTTTCTTCCTCGCCCATGTTGTCCGCTCTGAAAACAATCTTAGTATGGATTTTACTAGCGTCGCTGTCTATTACCTCAAAATTTGTAAAGATTTGTTTAAGTAGTTCCGTAGTAAAAAACTTGTCTTTGTCTATGCGGTCAAGCTCTGACTTGTTCCGCCTTAAATAGATGAATTGCTCCCCTTTATCTATGAACCTTTTTAGCAGGTGCTTTTTGAGTGCGAAAGTCTTCCCAATCCCACGCCCACCGATAACAAAGTTTAGATACTGATTATAAGATAGCATTTTTTGCGGATTGTACCATTTTTCAACTTGTTCGATAGAAAATCATTCCTTTCTATTTCATTATATCATACTTTTAAAAATTCGGGTTGTTTTTCTGAATATCAAACAAAATGCTGTCTTCTTTATTCGCTGAATAATTCCAGATTCTGACGCCTGACTGGAAGATAGCCTGTAGTGCGTTGATGTGCGACTGGTTGGCTCTTAGCGTTCCAAGGTTTAAGTTAATCATCTTGATATAATTAAATCGCTTTCTTGACCTCATAACACTCAAAGCGTCATTAGTGAACCAGTTGACAAGCACCCCGTAGCATTTGATGTACTCGTTAGCTCGTCCCATTATTTCCTTTTGAGCTAGGGAGACTTTCCAATAAACGTCTGTCAGCCTGTTCCCACTCTGGAAAGCTAGGTCATTCCCAATTTGTTGCACGCTGATAGGTTGGTTTTGTAGGTCTGCCATTGTAGCGTTATAGGCTCTGATGGATTGGTCTAGGGCGATTTTTGATTTCATGTTAGCGAGTGCGTTTGATTGCGAGTTTAAGGCGTTGTTTGTATCTGTGAAACCTTGCTGAACTACTTTATTATTATAGTCTCGGTTAGCGTTGAATACTTTCATACCACCAGACGCAAGCCCACCAAGTGCGCCCCCAAAGTTCCCTGTTAAGAGATTTCCAGCTACGTTTAAGATACCACTAGCGCCCTCTGTCCATTGGTTGATGTTGGCACTATCTACGGCATATTGTGCATTGTAGCTGGCTTGTGAGTTAGCGTTTGCAACCTGTTTGTTTGATAGGTCTATACTTTGCTTGAGCGTTTCCCGATTCTCTTTGAAAGTCAACTGCGTGTGTTCCATTTGATTTTTATGGCTCTGAATATAGCTGGCTTCTGCGTCATTTAGGATTGCAACGCTTTTTCCTGTCACGTCATTCAATCCGTATTTAAAATGCTCTGGATTGTGTTCCGCCCAGTCACCACTCTCCAAGCTGTCCAGAATGTTCTTATCTGCATAGCTTACATTGTTAGCGTTGTTATACTCAAGAAAATTGATATGTACTTGGTTGCTATCGCCAAGGCTACCGCTGACAACTACTTTATATTTGTGAGCTTCGTCTATGGTTCTCGGTAAATACTGTGGTTGATACACATAACTATTACCGTAAATATCATACAATTCTATTTCAGTGAACTCACTATTTAATAGCTGTACCTCTATTTCTAGGTCGTCCTTACCCATATATGAGCGTAAGCCCTCTTGTATTTGGTCGTAGGCGATTTTTAACAAGTTAGGGATTTCATACACGTTAGGGCGATAGTCAAAAAATCCGTCCACTTCAATCAGTAAGGCTTCCACGTCAAAGGCTGTTTTTGAGTAGTCCCCGTTTCCAAGTCGTCTGTCTCCCGTGTCGCCCGTGATTTCTCCCACGTCTCCACCTGCTACGACTTCTGGAGGGTAGATAATACTTTCAATATTGGCAACTGTATCTATACCTGTTCGCTCTGTAGTGTAACCGCTCCAAGCGTAGTTTTGCTCTATCACGTCATAGCTTGAGCCGTTGACTGCTGAAATAACAGACGTATGCCCCCAGATGTTGTTTCCGCTTGGGATATAGCAGACAATACAGCCTACACGTAAATCAGCCCAAGAAGGGTCAAAGCGGACTTTCCAGCCCAAGGCTTCCCAGTCATAATCGCCCCCAATGTTGCTGGCACTCATTCCCCTCTGCGTATCGCTTCCGCTGGCTTGTCTGCCGTTGCCGTTGGGGTTTGGTGTGTTGATTCCTCCCCCGATGTCGCAACCACCCAACAGTTGAGAATATAGGGCGACTAGCCCGTAACATTGCCCGTTTCCTACGCTTGTCCCAACTCTTGACTTGATTTCATTTAGTGCTTTTAGCGTTTCTGTTGCTTCTGCCATCTTTTACCCTTTCTGTAGTTCGTCTTGAATAGTAGAAAGCCACGCTTCCGCTTGTGCGATTCGTTCGCCCTCTTTGTAAGCTACGCCCTCCCAGTTGTTCATAAAGTCGCTTGCGTTTGCGCTGGCGCTTGCTGTTGAACTAGCTACACGTCTAAACGTGTCCGCTCGGCTCTCTTGGTTCATAAATTGAAATTGTAGGTTAAAGTCCCATAGGCTCTTACCTTGAGCGTGCGCAAAGTTTAAAAGCTCCTCAGCCCTTGGACCTGTCCACTGACCTATCCCAATACCTATCCAGTGATTGCCGTCACTTCCTCTATATCCAGCTTCATTTAAGCTGATAGAGTATAGACTGGCAAAAGCGCCCCAGCTTCCCATGAGATTCTCTGCTGTTGGTTCTGCTTCCATCTTTTCGTACTCATACCCTGTAGCATAGTCCGCCTCGTATTTCTTGGCTGTGACGTTGCTTTCTGCTGAGAAATTCCCGATAATTCCAGCGATACCCTCCGCCGTTGCGTCTGGTACTAGCTTTTTAATAATTCGGGTAACCAGTCTAACACGGTTTTCCTCTGTTGACGTGTCGCCCTCTTCGTTGGTGTTTCCACTTCCACCGCTTGAGCTACTGCCTGATGTGCGATAATTACGGCTATTCTTTCGCCCAATCTCTGCAACGCTTCCTGTGATGTTGGATAAGATTTCTATATAGGTCTTGTCTCCCTCGGTTGTCTCCTTGTATTTTACCCCAATATCACGGCTTAGATACATGTTCACAATCTGGTTTACGGTGCTTGACCCGTCCTGATTCAAGCCGAAAAGGTGTTTATAAAGGTTCTCCAAGTAAAAGCTATCATACTTTTTGCCCTGAAAGATAAACGGCTTACTTGCACCCGATTTCAAATTTACAGGGATAAAAAAGTATTTAAAGGTTTTTTGCATACCTGAATAACTCATGTTTACAGGTCTGTTTGCCTTGGTGGTCATCTTAATAGTAGGTTTTGCCACAACTACAAGCCACTCCGTATCTATTCCAACCTCTCCAGCTCTTGTAGCGTACTTTGTTCCGACTGAAAACCCTTGCTGACTGTCTTTTAAAGCCCACAATTCATTAGGCAAGGTCTGTTGCTCTACCTGTCCAATCACGTTAAGCGCTTTTAGTTCGTGCTGGTAGGTGTTCCATACGTCCACTTCATAGATAATGCGTGTAGCGTCCTCATTGATATAAAGCACGTCAAAGACAAAGGCATAGTAGGTTCTGCCGTTGTTGATAAACCTCATGTAAGTCACATTTTCATACTTCTCCACCCGTCCAGATACTACGATTGAACCGTTTCGCTGTGTATATTGAAACTTGTCATACTCATACACAATTTCTATATGTGGATTCTTTTTAGTAAAAAAATCCTCCATAGCTTCCTTTGTCTCAAAGTTTATCACATTAGCATAGTCATTTTTAAACGGGCTTTTTGCATAAAGCCATATCTTGGTTGATTCTTGCATAGTCTCTCCTTTAAAATAGGAGGGCTGAAACCCTCCCTTATTCTTGTCCTATCTGTCCTTGTCCCAGCCATTGACCCGACTTTCTCACGCTGTGCGGTGCTGGTATAGCTTCGCCAACTGCGTTTGCTGGTTGTTCGCTGACGTCTTGCCAACTGCCTTTGCGCTGTTGGAAGATACCCGATGGACGGTTTAAGGTCTTAAATACCCCGTCTTTACGGATTGCCCACGGTTTCAACGTTTTAGGCTTCTTCTTGTTGGTATTATATAGGTACATACCCACATAAAAGGAATTGTCTGAATATTGTCCGTCTGGATAAGATACATTTATATTTAAGGCACTAGCTGATGAACTTTCTTCGGCTGGTATGGTTACGGTAAAGTCTTGGGAAACTTCATCATTTTTAATCACTTCATCGGTCGTATATCCGCTAAACGTCCAAACGGTGCGCCCGTTGATTTTAATATCATACTCCACCCGATACCCAGCGTTTGAGCTGACCCGTTTACTCCACCAAAAGAGGGCTTTAACTCTGATTTTAGCCGTGATGGAATTATCATCGTTTTTTGTCTCTTCTAGGATTTCAACCGATTCACCCCAGAACCTCATAGACGCCCATACAGACGGGTCATTTTGCCCGTACTGTATATAGGTCGTGTTGCCGTTGGTCATATAACCATAGTCTGTATCTCCTGAGAACTGCCACGCGTTGGCATAGGCTTCCGTCCACGGTGCTACACCTGTACCAAAGTTTTCTACGTTGGCTGTGGTAGAGGTTGAAAATCTTGTTTCTAAAGGCATTAGATACCTCCTGACAAGTCGTTTTCTGTGCTTCCGTTGTTGGTTCTGATAAAGCTTGAGCCGTCTGGAGTTCCACCGAATAGGTTGATGTTACCCGTTGCGATGTTGCGCCCTTGGTTAAATCCACCAGTCAAGCCACCAGTCCAAGCGCCTGACCCCTCAAGGTTTTCAATGATTTTACGCAAGGCATTTTGCAAGCCTGCGTTAGCATTTTCTAGGGCTTCAACCCGTTCTTTTAGTGCGTTGTTTTCTGCTGTGATACGCTCGTTTAATTTAGCGATTTCTTTTGTGATTCTGTCGTCTAGCTTCTTGATTTCCTTTTCTAGCTTGTCGTTTAAAGCGTCAATCCGTCCATCAAGGCGCTTAACTTCATCATCTACTTTCTTTTCAAGTTCAGCGATTTTCTTATTGACTTTAGCTATTTCAGCGTCAATGTAAGGTTTGATAATCTTGTTATAGTAGATGTCCGCTTTTTTGTTAAACCAGTCATCCGCTTCCTTGCTCTCCATATATCTACGAATAAGCAAGGGAATAAGTTGCTCTAGGAGTTCTGTTAAAGCGTTCTTATAGTCTTCTAGTTCACTTTCCAGCGCCACAAAGTCATCAAGTAGTTGCTTAAAAGCACGTTGTAACCACGCTAAAAGCTCGTAGACTGAATTGGCATTATCAAAGCTGGTAGGGATTGAGGGGATAAGCCCCCATCTTTCTACCCAGTAGGACGAATACCGCCCACGATAAGCCCTGAAAAATTCATCTTTAAATTCTTCTGGATTCATGTTTTAAAATCCTTTCTTATTTTAGTGTGATTCTTCATCTGCTATTGGTTGTGGAACGTTTCCCTCTGTTTCAATAGGAGGTGTTTCTGCTGGTGTAACCGGTGCATAAGTTAATTCTTTATTAGGATTTTCATAGCCTTCAAAATGTGCTGTGTTATAGCTTAAATTTAGAGATAAATAATTTTTTCCATTATACGATGTAAACCATTTAATGAAATATGATACCTTATCTTCTTCGCTATGTTTGTTAAAGGTAAAATTAACTCTATCATCTGTATTACGTGCAACTAGCAAACTGCAAATTGATAGGTTATAAATTTTTCTTGTGTTTGAAAGTAATTCACTAACAGGCAAAATAATTAAATCGCTTAAATTGGTTTTATTGTCATATAAAACTATTTCAATCATATCTAAAGCATTATGTTCTGCAACTGTTTCAATATCAGGCGATACAGTCCCAAACCCGTCAATATTGCCGTTAGTAATTAAAACAATAGGTAAACCAATTACATTACTATGCTCGTTAATGTATTCTTTTAGCTCTGTTTCTTTTGCTGAAAGCGTTGTATTTACAAATTCTGTAATCTTTTCATCATGAATTGTTAAGCCGTCTGTTTCTTTTGTAACCGTTACCAGTTCCCCACCAGATAGCGGAAACTGTGTCAAGTCTTGGCTGATGTTCGCTGTCTTATTCTTGTCAGGGTCTTCCCCTGTGATTGTATGAGAAACACCAAGGTAAGGAACGTTAGACGCTACTGCGTTTACTTTATCGCTATCAGCCATTAAAATTAGGTTTGTATCCCCGTTTTTATCCTGTGAAACGTCTGCTAGTGTGTCCTTACCTTGTATTGTTAGGCTCTCAACTCCCTGATGTTTCTGGAATTTAATCAATGAGTGAATACCTCTGACACGTTTAGTTGTCTTTTTTTCTGGATTGTAATTGCTATTTGTTGCCATCTTTTGATTCTCCTTTTGTTTTGTCAATGATTTTGATTGAGTTTGGATAGAGTTCTTTTAGGTCTGCTAGGTATTCAAGATAGCGAACCAGTAAAGCACCTTTACGTCCTAACTTTTTCTTGTCAGCAATTAAAAGTGTGTAGCCGTTGTGCTTCTTGTATTTCTCTAGCTGGTCTTTAAAACCTAAATAGATACAATCACAAACGGTGGAAACACGAGCGCAAGATTGGTCTTTATCGTCCCCGTGTCCCAACACTTCAATCTGTAGTGTGTCCGTTGTCTCGGACAAGTTAATAATTATCATAATGTTTCATGCCCTCTTTCTGCTGTCATGATAGTTCTAGGCACTCCCTTTCTATCATTGGTTACATTGATTTTAAAGGTTGCCCAATCTTCTAGGAGTTGCTGACTGTCAATCTCTACACGTCTTTCTTGTAACCCTGTGACGTTCATCTGGTAGTTAGGGGTTACGATAACCCCGTTGTCCCAGTGTACCACCTCGTTTACAAGGGGTATGCGTGAAAAATAGTTGTTATCGTCTATCACTCTGCCAAAGCCTTTCAGCTTGCTTTTGCTGGTCAGCTTCTCAAAGCTATAATAAGCTCCCACAATCTTAAAGCGGATAAATAGAAGCGCCTTAACGGATTGTAACGGTTGGTAGCTCTTGCGAATACTCCAGAAAGTTTGGTCTTCAATGCTTTCATAGTGATAAGAGATAGGTTTTAACTTTATCCACAACTTAGCAAGGTCGCCCAAGCGTCTGCTGTTTGACTGGATATAGTATAAACCATCATCGCTATAAGCAAAATCCTGAAAGCTGAAAAGCGTGATTTCTTCTAACATGCTATCATACTTTAGTATTTTAGCGCTTGATAAATCTTTCATCTATGCCCCTTTCTAAAAGACTTGTAAAAACAGCTTATCACAAACGTTGAATATCTGAAATTGAATATCTTTCAATTCTGCGTTATTCTGTAAACGTTCGGCAAGGCTTGAACCGCTCCAGCCTGAAACATTGCTTTTCGTGTCTGCGTTGTTCTTCTGGTGGTTCTCTACCAGATTGTCAGCATACTCTATAACCCCGTAGCGCTCAGTAAATACAATTTCTTTGCGCTCTTGCGGTGTCGTGTTGGCTATCTGTAGCGCTTGCCCGTCCGCTTTCTGGTTGCCTACCGTGTCAATGTTCATAGACTGGTTTAAGTCCTTGATAGCCTTGTTTCTGATTTCAGCAAGATATTTAAAGAGATTGAAACACTCGTTGTTTAGAACTTCTTCAAGTGCTATCTGGAAACGTGCAAAAGTCTCAAGCCCTATTTCCCTGTTGTAGAAATGCTTGCAAAACTCTTTCTTGAAATTGTCTGAAACTCCATTGACTAGCTCCATGTCCTTAAATAACTCGTTATAGGTCTGGTCTATAATCGTGTTGTAATGCAGAAAGTCGCCGTTTTCATCAACTGCCAAGCCGTCCAGCTTCCCTGTAACGGGATTTCTATATCTGGATTTTAAAAAGGTTGCAATCGTTGCTGTAGTATTATTCTGGGTCAATGATTGTCCCCTCCTTTTCTGCCAAGTCTAGCGCCACTTTGTCAAGGTTAAACTGCTGGATTGTTTCCGCTGGTTTAACAGAAATTTCCAGCCCGTAACATTTATTGATAAGCTCCACAAACTTACGTCTTGACTTCCAGCCTACTTCTATGTTTGCAGAGATAACCCCATTATTAGAAATAGCTTCGGAGACTACCAGACGCTCTTTTTTGTCGCTTGGATTGTTGTTTATCCCGATAAAGGTTAGGAGCTGGTTCATAACTCGTAACTTTTCATCGTGCAACTTATCCAGCAAAAAAGGGGCGTCTGTTCTAAACACTTGAATATAGTCCGATAACTGTTTAAAGCTGTCTTGTCCGTCTTGGTCTTTCTGCTTGTTCAGATATACCACGGGTTCAAAGTTGGCAATCTTGTTAAAGATGTTCTTCATTGATAACACATTAGTATTATCCGCAAAGATGAAATACGGTGTGATTTGTGCGTTTCTATTTAGCTGTATTGTCAGTTCAATATCTGCCAACTTTTCGCAAAATAACTCTAAATACCCTATATATGGCTCATAGAAATTATTGTTAGGAATCACAATGCAAGGTCTTTTGATTTTGTCTGGGTTGTCCTCATGTAGTTCTGAAATGACCCTAAAATCATTTTCAGTATAAGCGATTTCCATTTGTTTAAAATAGTTCATACTGCTAGCGTTAACGGGTTGATAAGTCAAGGGCTGGTCGTAGTGGTTTAAGCGTTCCCCTCTCGTTCCACCTTGTGCGATAAAGCCAAACGTATCATCATGGAAGAAAGCCACATGCCCATTTTCTATTAGCTTTTTCTCTATAAATAACTCGTCAATATCATTAGGCAAACCCTCCCAAGTGAAATAGTTGACCACGATATTATAGAAATAATTGAAATAAAAATCATAAAAGGCGATACGGTTACGCTCTACTGTTTCTTTGTTTAGCTCAATCTTGCCAAGATGTCGCTTGTAATTCTTGTAACTCATTTAGTCCCCTTTCACTTAATAAAATAGGCGGGCTATTGCCCGCCCTTGGTCAGCCTTTAGGCTTCCTCAACATACCAGAAATGAATGTTTTCAAAAAGTGAAAGGCTTGTCATGTAGTGGTGATGGTAGAAATAGTTGTAGGTCATATTGCGAGGGTTGCGGATGGCTTCCATGTGTACTAGCTTGTCTTTGTTAATGATAGATTTAGCTGAAATAAGGAAAGCGACTGGCTTACGTCCATTGTTTGCGCCCTCTCCCGTGAATTTTTCAAAATCATCTACTACAATCGTGCGAGCTAAAACGCTTGCCTTGTCCATGTTGAAAGCGTTAGCAAGTAACATATCCAAGTGAGTTGAGAACTCAGCAGAAATAACTAGGTACTGGTCTTCAATTGCCGTCATGTTTGGCACGCCTACTGGATTGTTAAACGTTGTACGACTTGGGATTGTGAAACGTTTAGACAAGTTGATAAGTGACTGGTTAAAGTCTACGACAAAGTCTTGTTTGTTTTCGTCAATCTTCGTACCTGCTACTGTGATTTTCTTAGCCTTGCCCTTAAGGTCTGTATAAGAGACTTCTGCAAGTGATTTCTCAAGTACGCCCTTAACTGCTTGATACTCGTCCAGCGTATCAGATGAGAGGAGTGATGTAAACATTTTGTCCACAAACTCATCAAACGCCATATCAGAAACAAAAGCTTTCTGAATCCAAGCACGCTCAAAAGTACGCTCATAATAGTTTTCATTGTTTAAGGTGTGGTAGAATACCTCAATATCTGTATCAGCGAATTTGAACGGGCTGACGTCTGATTTTGCGTCATAGATTTTCTTCTCAGCTGGATGTACATAGATTTCTTGCAATGTGTCCCCAAACTCAAAGGTCTCTGACTTGAAAATAGCAAGCGGATTTTCATAAGTAAGCGCCTTGATAACGGTTGACCCGATACGGTTTACAAGCGCTGTGAAAAACTCGTTGGCATGCTTTTGAAAGTCCTGATACGGCACGGTTGCATGGTTAATGCGCGCGCCCTCAAGAACTGGAATGTCTGCCTGATAGTCAGCGCTGGCACGGGTGCGGATAGAGTTCAATAGGTCAATGTTTGAAACGTTTTTTCCTGTTTGACCTGATAAAAAGGTAGTGATTTTATTAGCCATATTTATTCTTCTCCCTCTTCTACGATGTTTTCGTGGTCGATGTTCATTTCTACACCCTCAACTTCACTTGCTGGGGCTTGCGCTGGGTAGTTTGGCACTTCCTGCGCTGGTGTGTCAGCAGGCATAACTGCTGGCGGTGTAACTTCTGCGACTGTTTCTGGTTCGTCCTTGAGTGCGTCTAGTGCGTTGTTAGGATACCAGTTAATTGATTTTGAAAATGGTTTCATTTTCTTTCTTCCTTTCTATTAAATAACAGCATTGATTGCTGATACTACGCTCATGTCTTCTTGTGCTTGTTTCATGATTTCATCTTGCTGACCTAAACGGCGGTAAAGTTCGTTATTTGCTGAACGTAAATTACCGTTTTTCAAGTTTAGGCGCTCAACGTCTTCATTCAAGACTGAGACAACTGTGTCAATTTCTCCGACAAAAGCCTTAATGTCAATCAAGTCAGCCGTTAGGCTCTCAATCTCTTCATCGTTTCCGACTTTTGCCATTGCACTATCTAGCACTGCTAGGCATTCCTGTGAGGTCATGTCCCTCTCCTTTCAATTTTTAAACAAAGTATATCATACTTGACAAAATAAAGCAAGTATGATATGATAAACCTGTAAGGCTTTTCAAGGCTTGTCTAGTGCTGGCAAGATGGTTACACCTCAAGGGGTGCTTGCTGGTGCGAGTCATTCTAACCAACTGACTTTTCAAGCCATGAAAAACGCTTTATAATTGGAGCTTTCCCACTTGGGAAGGCTCTTTTTTATTTTCCAAACAATCCAGCGAATGGGTTCACGGGTTGCACTTCTTCAAGGGTAAGAGTGTCAGCCATCATAAGGGCATTGAGACGGAAAAAGTCGTTACCGTTGTCGCCACCCTCTACAAACATAATCGCCACATGTACGGGGGCTTCTGTTTTGTAGTTTGGCGTCTTCTTAACTGTGATTTCCCCTGTCTCTTGGTCAACTTCTTCATAAGATACACCAAAGTTAACTTCTTCAAAGTCTGTTTCACTTGTGAAAATTTTCACAATTTCAGTTGCCTTAACGATAAAGTAAGGGCGAGCGTCTGGGTCTTTCTCCGTGTCTGGTGTGTAAAGTTGTAACCCAAAGTCTACGAGCTTCTTCGTGTCTTCTTCTGTCGCTGGGACAAGGTACACGGCTTTAGTCGCTTTTTTCTGTTTATACTTGCCGTCTGACTTGTTAGATGTCGCTGTGATTGTAGCCTGAGCCACAACTGTATCAAAGTTTTCATGTTTTGCTTGTTTTTTAGCCATTTTGTTTATCTCCGTTTGTTGATTTTAAAAATTTTAATGGTGTGATGATTGTATTGAGATTTTCTAAATCGTTTTGACGGTTCTTAGATTTTTCGTAACAATCATAAAGAGCATTAGAAGAAAGAGAGTAGATTTTGTTTTCTTCTAAATATGTGCATAAGTTGTAAAAAGCATTTATGCTGAGTTTTTCAAACTCTGCTGAAACAAATTTATATAATTCCATAATGTAATCAAAATCTTCATAAGCATAATGTGCTTTTAGATAGGACTTTAGAAAGATAGTATTTTTAGGTGCGTTGTTTGATTTCTGGTAGTAGTACCCTTTTTTATTTTTAACCTGCTGTTTATGTAATAAATTTTTAAAAAAGGAGCGGTAAACCGACAAGATGAACCCATCATACAAGATAGTCTGTTTCCCTGATTTTAAAGGTTGTTTCATAAATTAGAGTACCTCCTTTAATCTGCTTGCTTGCCCTTTTACCCTCAAAGGTTGCCCCTATCACAAAGTTTTCAAAAGTGATTTTTTCTTTGATTTCTGGGGTCATACCTGCGCCCTTAACGTCTAAATGTGTTGACCCGTCTTCTTGTATCAATTCTTCAATGTAGAGTTTTGAGCGTAGATATTTTGCTTTTACGGCTCTCCCCTCATGCGCCCACTTCCCGAACTCTGACGGGTCTATATCAAGTACAAGACTGTCAGAATGGAATAAGTGCAAGCTGTCTGTATCGGCGTATAAGAAATTGTCATAGTTTTCTTGTGCGTTCGATATGATAAAGTGACGGGCAATAGATGTTACAAATAGCGCCACGGGTGCGTAAACGGGCTGTACTTCTTCTTCATCGTCATTTTTAAAGCGTAATATACCTTTATCGTCCAGATAGGCTAGTTTCTTAACAGATATGATTTTAGCGCCAAACTTCCCATACAAGCTATTAAGCATGATTTTAGCTTTTTGCTTCTCTGCTGGGCTTTGTGCGTTTTCTTTCTTGTATCGGTAAGTTGTGATATAGTCATCAAACAAGCCTAATTCTGTCTGAAATTCAAGTGTTTCAACATACATGATAGAACTATCATAATGTTTTAGAAATAGGTCAAGGTCAAAATTAGTCAGATATAGGTCTATAACCTCGTTTTTAGATGTGGTCACATAATCGCTAGTTCTGACCCCAATTCTTAAAGCGTCAAGTTTGCGCTTAATCTGGATAGTTGGAAGATACCCCCGTTTTAAATCAAAGTCCGCTTTGATGTGATAGATATAATAGTAGTCTTCCTTTATCTGCTTGGGTTTGCCCTTGTACCGCTTCGGTGTACCGATTGGAAGAGCGTTTTGTAGCATAGTCGCTGGATACATGCTGTTAATGTCGTAAATGTCTATCAACTGTTTCAGCGTGCGCCCCTGCGTTTTGGGATTGGCGAAAGTCCAGCCCCCACGGTAAGCCTTACGGCAAAAGTCGTCCACCTTTTCGTCCAAAATTGGAAAAAAATCCCTAAACTTTCTTTTAGACTTTCTGAAAATCCGTTTAAACTCTGTCAGCGCTTCACTTGCTGATGTGTACTTAGAAAAATTTTCCTCGTAATACATAGCAAAGATACCACGGGCAAGAATTGCAACGTCTACATGGATGTAGTCAATCCATTCTGGCTTTATTTCATCTGGCTTATGTTTTAAAAGGGGAGTCGTTCCTTTTGCAATAGGCATTTTGAAAAGTCCAGCCATTGTAGCGATTGAAAAATTCAGGATTTTCAGACTATCTCTAAAAGTCAGCGTAAAATCTGGAAACTCAAGCGTAATAGAATACCATACTCCCATGTCATTTATAAAATAGGTACACTCTATATCATTGTTCAGAAAAAAGGAAAGCAAAAAAGAGCCGTCAAACTTGAGATTGTGAAAGAAAATGATATATTCATCTTCTCCTGTCTCAGTATAAGTTTTATCAAGGTCAAGATATAAGGCTTTCAGAAAGTCCTCTAGGCTTGTGTTTACTGTAAATGTGTCTAACTTGTCATAGTCAACCACCTTAGCAAAACACGATAGCCAAACCTCTGTTTCTTCCTCGTTTGTAGTTGTTTCAAAGTCGCCTGCATAGTAGCAAGTCACTTCTTCCCTCGCTTCTTTCGTCTTCTCATGTCAGAAACAAATTGCTTGGAAAACTTATCTACATTATCAAGGATTTCACGGGCAAGGCTGTCCTGAAATTCAAAAGCCGTGTCTTTACCGTCCGTGTCTACAAAGACCATAACGTTATCAAAAGAAACCTTGTCAGACGCTCCACCCGTTAGAAATGCGCCAAAGTTGCTGGCACTCATGCGCCTTATGCGTGAAATCATGCTCTTAAAGGCTTTTTCTTGTGCTTTATTTCCTGCTTCTCTGGTGTTGTAGTGCATTTCTTCAAGGGCTGATATATAGCGTTCCTTGGCTTCTCTGTCACGTTCTGAGCGGTATTCTTTGACTTCCTTAGCTGAATGAAAGCGGTTCAAGTCTGAGCGCTGGGAACTGCGAAAACCTTGTGTCAGCTTTTCAACTGAAAATTTATCGCCGTACCATGCCTTAGCTTTTTTAACATAGTCGCTAGTATAAACATGATTGCCGAATACCTGAGTGCGCCCTTTGGCTTTAACCTCGTTATAAGCACGCTCTAGCGCCTTGTCACTCATTCCAGCAAAATCCCACCGTCCATCCATAAAAGCCTTAATTTCAGCATTAGATGCGCCCTGTCGTTGTAGCGTTCTTTTCTTCCTTGTTAAGTAGTCCCTCTGTACTTTCCTTTGTTTTGATGTTAAAGCCATTTACTACACCTCCTGCGCTTGTTGTTCCTCTGCGTATTCCAAAGCGGTGGCAAACGGGATAGAAGCAGAATAGCTCTTATATTCATAATCTACTACCTCAATAGTAAGATAGCCCTTGAAACGCTCTTTTAGATAACGTTCAATGTAAGGAAGCTGGCGACGTTGGTTAATCGTCACTTGTTCGGTTGTGATGGTTACGTTGCCATCTTCATTTTTATACAGATTGAAAGTTACCTGAGTGGCGTTAAAACTACATTTAATAGGTAAATCTGTCAAGTGCTTTTACTCCTTTCTTTAAAATTTGCTTTTTACATTTAAGAAAATAAAGGTTATTTATTTTCTTATTTAAGTCTATCACATTTTCAAGTAGAAAGCAAGTGATAAACTTAATAAGAAAGTAAATTATTTTCTAAACACAACCCCATCATTATCCAAGGCACAAACTGGTAGAATTACTACAAATAAATCCTCATCGCCTTTATAATAAACCCTGAAAGTTTCATGTTTTATTGTTGGTGTATTCTTTACAACCTCTTTACCTCCTTTATATCTTTTTGAGATACAAGCAAGTAAACGACTTGCAAACCATGTAATTTTACCATCATCTGAATCCATAAGAGTATAATTTTTATCAGCTTTATAAATAGAATTGATATTACTTTCAGAACTTAGAAAAGTTTCTATAACCTTTTCTAAATATTCTCTATATCTTATACCTGAACGGTTTACACCCTCAGCAATATCTTTACATAATTCATTATTAGTATTTTCTTTAATAAAAACCATAATTTGACCATCTGTAAATACATTATATCCATTTACAAAATCTTGATAAAAATATCTACTATTTCTATAAACAGTCTTAATAAATGTTTTAATATTTAGCATTTTCCTTACCTCCTTATGCAATATCCTTTTTAGCTTCTTCAACTTTTTCAAGTACAAAAATTGTTAGAGTCATTTCTTTAAAATCTTCATCATTGAATCCGATAACATCGCCATAAACTTGGATAGCTGTTAATAGCGTATTATATAATGAATACATATCATCTTCTGATAGGTTTTCACGTTTTAAAATCTCTCCTAGTTTAAGTGAGCGCTCTCTGCGATTTTTAACCTCTAAAATTTCTTTTGATAGTTTAATAAGTTCTTGTGTTGTAAGTTCTTTTTTCATATTTTCTTTCTCCTTTATTTTAACTATATCCATTATAGCATTTCTCAAAATGCTTGT